GAGCACAAAAACAAAAACAAATCTTTACAAGAAAAATGCCGGATGGAAGTGGATAGACGTTCCGAAGGGATATGAGAACGTGTCCACCCTAGTTAGCGCAGAAAATAGACAAAAACACTACTTCGCCCTTGGAGCAGATTTTCCTAAAGGCGTTGATCTTCAAAAATATCCCAATGAGAAAAGCGAGCCACGGCTTAAACCAACAACGCAAGGCAATGTGTACCCCGGCAACGAGGTTGGAAAGATAAGTGTAAGAGGTAAAGAGCATCCGGTATATGATATGCTGACGATCCGCAGTCTTTTACCCGCGGCTTTGGGTGCAGGCGCAGTGCTTTCGTCGGATCAAGGTTCTTCAGAAATTGGTTCTCCGCTGCCGGAGCCAAGCAAGGATTAGGCAGCAACCGGGGACGCCCGGCAACACTCCGAGGAGAAACACGCGATGTATGATATTGCAAAGAAAGCCCGAGAGGCCCTCAAGTCCAAAGCCCGGCGCATGGCCGGTGGCGGCGACGAAAACCCCGGCAGTCAGGATTGGTCACCGGCCAGCCCGTTAAATGCTGGCGTTAAGACTGGAATGCGCCCCCTGTCAAAAGACCCGGCAGTCAAGAAGTCCGGTCTGAAGGCTAAGGGTAAGGAAGGCGTTAAGCACGCTGGCCGTAAGGCTCGCAAATCTGGCGGTCGCCTCGTTAATGGCGATAAGTCAGAGGCCAAAGAGTTTGCTATTGCTAAAACAAACAGCAACCGAAAAGAAGCGAACGAAGAACGCGAAGGTGTCAAGCATGTTGGCGGCCTGAAAAAAGGCGGCCGCGCAAAGAAGCAAGTAGGCGGATCTCTTGGCGCTGCCGAAGCTCTTGGCGCTGCCAAAGCTCTTGGCGCTGCCAAAGCTCTTGACATTGCCGAAGCTCTTGGCGTTACCGACTTTCTTCCCGCTGACGAACCTTCTACTCGCGAAGTTCTTCGCGACGACTTGTTCATGGCTCCTACTCCCGAATTTCTTCTTTCGGGGACGCCTCAAGATGTCGAATATTATAATCCTTATGCCCCCTTCAAAAGGGGTGGCCGTACAAAGAAGCAAAGAGGCGGAAGAGGTGAAGCTGGCGGCAAGTACAGCAAGAAGGACCGCGCCGCTATGGATGCAGCCGCCGCAGCGGCAACCGCTCCAAAAGCAAAGGTCACTCGCAGTGAGAGCGTTACGCCGTCGCAGTCGACCACTGTCGGCCCAGACGTACTTAACGAAACCACGTCGCGCGAGTACCGGCAGGAATACGAACGTGCTCAGACCGGCATGAAGAAAGGCGGCCGCAGCAAGAAGATGGGCGGCGGCCCGATGGCCGATCCTCGCAGTAACATTGTGTCTGACAAAATGTTCAACTTTGGTGTCGGCGCCTCGGGCAGTCCCTACAAGAAGGGCGGAAAAGCAAAGAAGTTTGAAGGCTCCAAGGAGGACGAGGCTCAGGACAAGAAGCTCGCCAAGAAGAACAAGATGTCCATGAAGGATTGGGAAGCATCCGATATGGACAAGAAGCATGACGAGCAAAAGAGCATGAAGGGACTGAAGAAGGGCGGTAAGGCAGAACGCCCCGGCAAGTTCTATGGCGGCGGCCTTGGCATGGGTCAGTTTATGCCGCAGGCTCAGGGTCCATCCATGATGGGTCAGCAGGATCCTGCAGCTATTTTGCGTGCTCTGCAGAACCCGGCCGCGACAATGCCGATGAATCCCGGCGCAATGATGCGCAAGTCTGGTGGGCGCACCAAAAAGGCTAAGGGTGGTAAGACGAACGTCAATATCATTCTTGCCTCTGGAGCGGGAAAAGACATGTGCGGTCCTCCCCCCGGACAACCGGGCGCAGAACCTTCCCCAGTCATGCCGCCTCCGGGCGCCGGTGCGGGTCTCCCGCCGGGTATGGGCATTCCTCCGGGCGCAGGCGCTCCTCCGCCGCCTCCGGGAGCAGCCTCCCGTCTTCCTGCTGGTATGATGCCTCCTATGGGTCGCAAACGCGGCGGCCGGACTGTGGTTAAGTCCCCTGCGGATTTGACTGCGGGTGCTGGTTCGGGCGAAGGCCGTTTACAGAAAACCGCGTTGCAAAGAGGTAAGCGGTAAGGAGTTTGTTTGGAGAGTGCTCACCCGCTCTCCAACAAACAAGAGACGGTCAGCGTCCGTGCCCTCTCGCGCTGACCGTCTCACCAACACATTGAGGGGGCGTAAAGAGAGGGCACTCTTTGCTTACATATAAGTCCTTCTTCGAGCACGAACTCAAAAAGTTAATTCAAGAAGCCGTTGAGGCCCGTAAGGAAAACCTTGCGCTTGGCAACGGTACTGTTGACTTTGCCGCGTACCGCCACCACGTCGGATTTGTAGCGGGTCTCAGATTTGCTTTAGATTTGTGTGACGAGGCGAACAAGATATGTGAGCAAAAAGAGCGTACCGGATAAGAGAGGAAGAGTATGTCAAAGATAGCAATGCTGCATGAAGCCGACCCTGCAGACACGTTACGCAAGGAAATTGGCGACATAAGCGACATCGAGATGTTCAACACGCAGGTTCTTGTTGGCGTCTACATCCGTCCAGAAAAGACACGCGGCGGAATTTTGCTCGATACCAAGGAAGATCGTTTTCAATCAAAGGTCGGGCTTGTTTTAGCTAAGGGTCACAGCGCTTTTGAAGAGAGTGACGGCAAGTGGTTTGACGGAAAAGACATAAATGTCGGCGATTGGCTGTTTTTCCGACCATCAGACGGCTGGAACCTCACTATCAATGGTGTTTTGTGCCGTATTTTGGACGATGTTTCGTTCAGGGGCCGCATTACGCACCCAGATCAGGTGTGGTGAGGGAGAAAATAGATGGCTGATAAAGACGAACACATTGATGTGCCGCTTGATGACGAAAAAAACGCTCCGTTGGAGGTTGTAACCAGTGAAAATGACCAAAAATTTGAGCAATCAAACGATAATCGCGTTGAAATTGTCAAAACTGACGATGAAAACGACATAATTGCTCCTGAAGACGGCATTCAAGAACTAAAACAAAGACTTGAAGAAGAAAGAAATGCCCGATTTGAGGCTGAAAAGCAGGCAAGAATTGCCCGAGAATACGCTGTAAGCGCTGCAAACGAGACGCAAGACACCAACTATCACTTGGTTGTCAATGCAATCGAAACTGTTAAGCGAAACAGTGAAATTTTAAGGCATGGTTACAGCGAGGCGATGGCCGTCGGTGACTACGATAAGGCCGCGGAGATACAGGAGGGCATGTCTGTCAACGCAAACCGGCTCATGGAGCTGGAGCGCGGTCGAGAGGCTATGGAAAACACTCCAAAGCAGCAATACGAGGAGCCGTCCTATTCGGATCCTGTAGAGGCCCTAGCCTCTCAACTGTCCCCCCGCAGCGCAGACTGGGTACGCAAAAACCCACAATGTGTAACGGACCCGCGCCTGTATCAAAAAATGGTCGCCGCCCATAATCTGGCTGTTGCCGATGGCTATTCGCCAGATACAGACGACTATTTTCACAAAATTGAAGACACGATTGGTCTTAGCAAGCGCGTTACTGTCCACGAGGATGATGATGAGGAGCCGATGTCGGCGGCAGCGAGGCCTACCCAGCGGCGTTCAGCGCCTCCTGCGGCCCCGGTAAGCCGATCCGGCAGTGGGGGAGGGTCTCGTTCAAATGCCGCGCGTCTTACCAAGGAGGAGGCCGATATGGCCAAAGATCTTGGCATGACGGAAATAGAGTACGTGGAGAACAAGATGTTGCTTCGCAAAGAAGGTCGCTTAAACTGAGGAGAGGGTTATGGTTAGTAAGTATCAGAAAGCAATTGAAGAACAGCGGGCGGCGTCAGCACCCGCAGCAGACGGTGAAAAACCGGCTCGCCCGGCAGCAAAGGACATGGATCCCCGTGCCCGCGCGGCAGCCCGTGCCGCTGAACTAAAGCAGCATTTGGGCGATCTGGATGAGGGTACGGATGAGTTCTATGTCCCTCCCAGCATTGTCCCTGACGGGTGGACCTACGAGTGGAAGCGTCACAAGGTTTGGAACGAAGAGGATCCGGCGTACATCACTCAACTCGCTCGCGATGGGTGGGAGCCAGTGCCCCTCAATCGAGACAAAGACCATATGTCAATGATGCCAAAAGGATGGTCCGGCAACATTATTGAACGTAAGGGCATGGTCTTAATGGAGAGGCCGACTGAAATTTCTGAAGAAATCCGGGCAATCGAGGCTCGCCGCGCTCGACAGCAAGTGCGTGTCAAAGAGGCCCAGCTTGCTGGCACTCCAGAGGGTACAATGTCTCGGGATGATCCGCGCGTTGCTCCAAAAATTAAAAAGAGCTTTGATATGCCAATTCCAGAAGACTTATAAGTATTTGGAATTAAAGCAAAAAAGGGCCGCAAACGAGCGGCCCTTTACTTTTAATCAGTTAACCAATATTTTGTTAACAAGGTCTATGACCCGCTTTCCCCCGGTGCGGAAAGTTAATCTTGAAAATAGCTTCTAGTTGCCCCGGTGAGCGACGATTGAAGCAGTCCCATATAGGAGACACCGCAATGGCGAATACCAATGCGCCTTTCGGTTTCCGTCAATACAGTGGGAACGGTTCTGCGCCGACGTATGAGCAGGTCGCCGTGACCATTGATAAAGACGATACCACTGCTATCTTCAGCGGCGACGCTGTAATTCCGCTTTCAACCGGCTATATTGCTCAGGCAACGGCGTCTACGGTCGCTATCGCTGGCGTTTTTATCGGTTGTAAATACCTGTCGACGTCTCAGAAGCGCACCGTCTGGTCGAACTACTGGCCGGGATCCGACGCTACAAATGACGTAGAGGCTTACATTGTTAACGATCCGAACGCTAAATTTGTCGTTCAGGCCGGTTCCAGCAACGTTGGCTTCGCTGACATCAACAACAACATCCAGTTGAACGTTGGTACGGGCTCCACCTCGACCGGCATCTCTGGCATGTTTGTTGAAACACCTGCAACCACTGCCACTCACCCGTTCCGCATTGTCGATCTTATTACTGATCCTCCGGGATCAAATGGGGCCGACAGCACTGCTGCGTATAACCATATTGTTGTTGCTTTCAACAATCTGGCATCACGCAACACGACCGGCATCTAAGAGGAGTAAGGATCAATGGCTGTAAATCTCAGTTCCATTAGAGACCTTCTCTTGCCCGGTCTTCGCGGCATTGAAGGTAAATATGAGCAGATCCCGTCGCAATACGACAAGATCTTTACGAAGCACGACTCGAAAATGGCTTTGGAACGCACCGCTGAAATGCGTTTCCTTGGTCTGGCTCAGTTGAAGACTGAAGGCGGTCAGACGTCGTTTGATAACGGCGCTGGCGAGCGTTTCATCTACAACCAAGAGCATACAGAAATCGGACTTGGTTATGCGATCACCCGCAAAGCCATTGACGACAACCTGTATAAGAGCCAGTTTGCTCCCTCGAACCTTGGATTGATCGAAAGTTTCGCACAGACCAAGGAAATCTACGGTGCTAACGTGCTGAACACCGCTACGACGTACAATGCGTCTATTGGCGGTGACGGTAAGGCTCTTGTTGCCTCGGATCACCCGATTGATGGCGCCACGATCTCGAACTACTCCACCAACGATCTCAATGAAGCTACGTTGTTGAATGGCATGATTGCCATCCGGACGAACTTTAAGGATCAGGCTGGTCTGAAGGTGTTCGCTCGTGGCCGTCGTCTGGTTGTACCCCCGGCCCTTGAGCCGGTTGCAATCCGCCTTACGAAGACGGAACTGCGTCCGGGTACTGCAGACAACGACGTCAACGCGATCATGTCTACCGCAGGCGGCTTGCCGGAAGGTTATATGGTCAATGACTATCTAACCAACGCTCGCGCATGGTTTCTGCTAACAAACATTGATGGTCTCTCCTACATGGAGAGGATCAAGTTTGAAACAGATATGCAAGTCGACTTTACGACCGACAATCTGTTGGTAAAGGGATATGAGCGTTACTCGTTCGGTTACTACAACTGGCGTGCCATCTACGGCTCGATCCCAACCTAATGGTTGTGGGGCGGGGCTTCGGTCCCGCCTCTTCTCTCTAGGCTCCATAGATCACGCAGACCGGCCTAGCGGACGCTGCACAGACTGTGTGATCGTATCGTGCAGGAGGTTCCAATGGGAACGACTACCTTCACTGGTCCTATCAAGGCCGGTGACATCCTCAATACTTCCGGCTCTACCGTTGGTACGGACATCGCCAACGTTGGTTTTGTTGTTATGGCCCAGTCGGCTGTAATTGACATTGCTGGCGCTAGTACGACCACGACCATCGGTTATGTACCGGCTGATTCCAAAGTTCTTTACGCTGTTCTGAACGTAACGACTGCAAACGATGACGGTACGGCATCAACTTGTTCCATCGGAACAAGTGGCGACGCAGATGCTTTCTTGAGCGCAACGAGTGTTCAGTCTGCTGGCGTCACCTTCAGCGATACCATGACTTCCGCTGCTACTGACGTTGGTACAACGGATGTTCAGGTTGTTGCTACGTTTACAGCAACGGCTGGAAACGGAACTGCCGGTGTCGCAGACGCTACTATCGTCTATCTGCAAGCCGCAAACTTGTCGTAAGTTAATCTTATCGAACCATAGGAGGTTCCCATGAAAGGTAAAAAAGTTCGCCCAGAACGGTCAAAGATGGGCAAAGCCGCTGTTTAT